GTTTTTGCTAAGTCAATGAATCTCGACAAGAGTGATCTGACTCAGAATTCACTCCGTCACTTGTGTCCTGTGGATCCAACCGGTCCATTCCTAAATAGGAACTTTGGGGAACGCCCTGGTGAGAATCCTCAATAACCCATTCTCCCTCATCGTCGACACCTTGATGAGAGCAGTAACTGTCATTGAGAGAGGAATTTTGGTTTAGTTCCGACATTTCCTCAAACGCCGCTTTGGCTTCACACTCATCAGAAGAGTCCCAAAACAATGTTTTGAGAACATCAAAAGGTAAGAACGAAGTAGGTCTAAAGTAAGCTTCCAATCCCAGTTGGGTAGCAACTTCCTTTAATAGGATTTGTTTCTCTTCAAATACTTCTCTCCCATAAAAGAAGTATTCTCGACCCGCACCAGTAATCACCTCAAGGGCCTGCTCTGATTCCGAAATCGAAGTCGAAGCAACCCAAACAGTAAGCTGGCGCTCAATTGAATCGTGATCAAGAGGAGCTAAATAAGCTCCCACCTCATCATTCCAAACCCAAGATCTTTTAAGAAAAGAAGAAGAGTAAATGGAAACATAAGGTACAGATTCAGATTCCTTATCCGGCATAGTATAAACAATACCCATATCATTAAAAGCGCCAGAAATTGCAACATGATTAAACCATGAGCATTCTTCGCTTACAGACATGATATTATCATCACCATACGTCATCAAAGAAACCGATTCTTTGAAACGCGCGCTGGAATGTAGTGAGGGCAAATCTCTCCCCTGTGGATTTGACATGCGATACACATATCTCATGTATAAAGAATTCACGAGGCTGTTGATAATAACAGTGAGAGGATGTCCAGAAGGGTTGGACCCGAAAAACTCAACCAGATCTCCATTGAAATCAATTAGAGGGTAAGCAGTGTCAATTGCTATTCCTCGCATGACCAATAGATCACTGGATGAAATATATTCGGATTCTTGTGCAAGATCAATGAGAATATCAAAGGCGGCCCGAATGAAGAGAGGACTCATCTTCTTATCAAAAGATTTATAGTCTCCAGCAACAATTCTGTCTGAACCGTGTTTGACCAAATAATCATGCATATCGGTCCATTGATACGACTGAACAACAGTACCACAACCAGCTTCAAAAATGAAACGATTCTCTTGTATCAATTTAACATGTGAAAGAAAGTATTTCCTCACAAGTAAAGACCAATCAAGAGGGGCACCAGCGAAAACGCGGGTCTTACCAATAGTAGCTTTCTTAAGAGAAACTGGTTCGTCCTTAAGATGAGCACAAAAGTTGGGATAAACCCTATCGCCTTCAAGATATCGCCGCAGCATATCATCCATACGAGACTGAATTTCTTCATTCACAGCAAGAGGATTCTGATAACCACGCTGTTCCTCCAAAGGCTGAAGAAAATATTCCTTGCTCTTTTTCCATGGATTACCCGCTGATGCTTTCGTATTCATTTTATCAATGAACTTGACACCACAAGCCCCGTTCAGAGCTGTGAAATCATCAAGAACGTGGATAGAATCAAGCTGCTCAGGAGTAACTCGTGAACGAATATCCTCCCAGAACTCAAACTTAACACTTTCCAACACATCTGTTCGAAAATGAGTCACAGGCTCAACCATATCCATAGCAGCTATACGCCAAGGTTTCCATCCTCTCATGATAGGCTTAAAGTATTTAACTTTATAACCATGCGGAGAAAGTAATGGTAACATAGGAGTAATAGTAACC